CCGTATGATTGAATACGCTGCCGAGCAACATGCCTGGAAGCGACTACCGATAGCTACCGCCTTAAACGAGTGGAAAGAGTTGGATAGCTTAGAAGACTTACCCCCGGACTTAATGGATCAAGTTAAGGACCGGATGCAAATTTTATTCACGCTCAAACAATCGTCACTCAATCCCCGATATATAGCCATAGAAGCAGCACTCCTTGGTAAAGCCCAGCTCGTCATTGAAACCATATCTGCCGATCATCCCAACGCTGCAGCAGTTCTAAAAAGTATGGCAGATCTCTTTGTATCTCTCCGCGAAACAGCTACAAATATTACCTCCGGCAAGGATGCTAAGGATGACGGTAAGGGTAGAACTCTCACTGTGCAAATCGCCCAGAATGTACAGCCCACTTTAGAGGTGGGTGAATGTTCACCCACCCCGCAGATCAGCGGCGTACAGGTTCAAATAGCAGAAGGGAGAATGGTAGAATGAGTGATTGGGAAGTAGTTAAAAACTATGATGCAGTTACAAACGTAGTCCGTGATCTCAAGAAGGCTGTGAAGTTTAATGAACTTGACGCCATTGGTAAATGTCTTCTGGAACTTGAGTTAGGGATTATGCAAAGTTGTTTAATTGTGCTACGTATGCAAGTAAAGAGGATGGGAAAATGACGGTGACTGTGGATCAGTTGATAGCGATAGTAGCAGTGGTATTTGGCGGTGGTACGAGTACTATAGTTTACTTGAAGCATCGCGGGTTAGTAACTTTTGGGAAAGCGCCAGAACGAAGAATGGAGCTTATTCACTGTCCTGGGCACAATGCGATGCACAATGATATTAAGCGATTAGCGAAAGAGTTAGCGTGTCTGAAGAAAACGCTACATGATATTAGCCTTCAGATGGCACAGCATATGGGTTATCATGAAGGTACTAAAGATGAAAGTTAGAGTAATGATTGTCGCAGAGCGTGAAACTACCATTCAGGATATATTAGAAATTAATCGCCAGGACCATATAGTACAAATTTTGCAGTTAGGATATGACTTAGTCACAGTCAGCTTTGAAAAGGTAAAAGATGATAATAATGGTTAGTACTCCTTATGGAGAAAATCTCTGGTATCAGTGGTACATGAGTGCTGCTATACATTTTGAGGATGGCTTGGTAATCATACTATGAGTAATGTAATTCAGCTACCACATAAATTCCAGTTTAGGGACTATCAAGTGGACCCCTGGAACGCCTTCGTTCGTGATAAAATGAAGCGCGGGATGTTGGTAGTACCACGTAGAAATGGCAAGGATATTCTATGCTGGAACATATTAATAGCAAAAGCTTTTGAACACGTAGGGTTGTATTACTACATGGCCCCCTATTACAATCAGGTTCGTCAGATCATATGGGAAGGGTACACTAAAGATGGTATGAGGTTCTTAGATTATATTCCAGAAGAACTCATAGCCAACAAAACCAAGCTCGACATGAGGATAGATTTAGTAAATGGAAGTCAGATTAAGTTACAAGGAAGTGACCAAATTGACAGAATTGTTGGGACGAACCCTTACGGAATTGTCTTCACTGAGTTCAGCCTTCACAAGCCCGGAGCTTGGGAGTACCTTAGACCAATCCTTGCAGAGAATGGCGGATGGGCTATCTTCAACGGCACTCCTCGAAGTCTTAATCATTTTCATGACCTCTACCAAAAAGCCAATAAAGACGACGACTGGTATGTTCAGTACCTTACCAGGGACGACACTGGAGTTCCCACTCTTGAAGCTATTGACGATGATCGTAGATCGGGAATGCCGGAAGCTCTGATCAAGCAAGAATATTACAGTTCATTCATGTCAGGAGTCGTGGGGAGCTACTATGCTGATTACATCGAAAAGGCAAGGGAAGACAATCGCATTACTTCTGTCCCGTATGAGACGAAACTTCCAGTCTATACTTTTTGGGACCTCGGTGTTGGTGATGCGACAGCGATTTGGTTTGCTCAAATCAAAGGAAGAGAAGTCAGATTCATTGACTACTACGAAGCCTCCGGTGAGGGCGTACCTCACTACATCAAAGTATTGCAAGAAAAACCATATGTTTATGATGAGCATTTTGCCCCGCATGATATTGAAGTACGAGAATTTTCCACGGGGGTGTCTCGACGTGAAACCGCCGCCGGACTCGGCCTCGATTTCACCGTCGTCCCAAAGCAGTCCTTGGAGGATGGGATTGAGGCATCTCGGGAATTAATAGCCATAGCTGTTTACGACAGTGACAAATGTGCTGATGGTTTGAATGCTTTAATGAACTATAAAAAGAGGTTTAACGAGGTTACACAGTCCTACTCTAATACACCTGTACATGACTGGTCATCTAATGGTGCGGACTCCCACAGGTACGCAGGTCTGTCAATTCCTTTAATTGTTGATTACTCTTACAGCCATGTTAACAACCGTTTTGAACCTTCAACTCGTAGGCCGACAACAGTTATAACAGCAATCCGAAGGGTGGGTAAACGTTCACCCACCTCGTTCACTGATTTCAATCAGCAGTTTCGGAGGGTGGCTTAAATGTTGGTTCCTTTATTCCCAAGAAGATGTGATGCTTGTACTTGGGGTGTTATAACCCCTGGTAAGTGCATGGTTGGGCCACCTGTTGTGCATCCTACAGGTGTTTGGCCAGATGTAGAACCAGGTGATCGCTGTAGAGAATACTTTCCAAAGCACACTCCTGAAGGTGCGCCCATTTGCAGAACATGTTTATATTATGCACCTGATGGTGCAGGTTTTTACTGTGTTTTTCTACCTCCAGGTTATTCAGTTTCAAAAATGCCAAGAGTACACGAAATTCGTCGATGCCATGAATGGCGACCTAACTACACACTTACGGTGGAAGAATAATGGAAAACTTGTTACTTAAAAAACGATTAGATGCTCAGATGACTAATCGTCATAATGTCGAAGGCATCTGGAATTGGATTGAACAATTTGTGGTTCCTTATCGTGGATTGTTTTTTACCAGTAATACCAGTGAGTCAAGCAAAGACTGGCGACGACGAGAGTTGTTTGACTCAACTGCTGTTATTGCTAATCAAAACCTGGCTGCTAACATTCATGCGAATGTTACTAATCCGTTGATCAGATGGTTTAATGTGCGCTTTCGACAGTCACACATGAATGAACTGCATGAAGCAAAAATGTGGGTTCAGGAAGTGGCAGAGTTAATCTATCTTGCTCTTCAGGAGTCCAATTTTAATCTGGAGGCAAATGAGTTGTACCTTGACCTTACTTCTTTTGGCACATCATTCATGGCAGAAGAAGTGGTAGAAAATGAGTTTAACGCATTTAAAGAATTGGTCTTTGAGTGCTTACCACTTTATGAGTCCTACTGCGACTCAGATATAATGGGTAACGTCATTAACTACTATCGTCTTATGAACTGGACGCCTCTGCAAATGGTAGAAAAATTCGGTGAAGAGGGTGTACCAGAAACTATTCGTGACAAGGCGAAGCAGGCTCATGGTAGTACAAATCGTGAGCAAGTGGTGTATGCTATTTTTAAGAGGCCAGAGTTTGATCCTGCCGCGACCAGCACAATGCAATTATTAGAACCCTTAATGAGGCCATACGGATACAAATACTTCCTGTATCAAAGTTCGGAACCTCTTGGGGAGGAGAGTGGGTATTATGAGATGCCTATCTACGTGCCCCGATGGCGGAAAGCAGCTGGTTCTATGTGGGGCCACAGTCCTGCTATGGTCTGTTTATCTGATGTTCTTACTCTTAACCAACTTGTGGAGCTTATTCTCACGGCTGCGGAAAAGGTGGTTGACCCACCAATCCTTACTACTCGCCGTGGTATTCTGGGTGATGTTGATTTAACAGCAGGTGGTATGACCACAGTAGCGGCTATAAATTCTATTCAGCCTTTTGAGAGTAAGGCTCGATTTGATGTATCGCATCTTCAAAAACAAGAGCTGCAAAATAGTATTAATAGAACTTTTTTCATGGACCAGCTTCAATTGAAGGAAAGTCCAGCCATGACTGCCACAGAGGTTAATGCTCGTATTCAGCTGATGCAGCGATTACTTGGGCCAACCCTCGGTAGAATTCAGTCGGATTG